TTGGAAGCACACAAGGTTACGCTGACACAGCCCGTGTCCCGTAAGATTGATCCAGTTGCGTGGGAAAAAATCAAACATAAAATTCCTGAGAGTATGCACCCAGTCAAAGTGACCTTGGCCGCTGATTCGATTGGCTGTCGCTACTTGGCTGAGAAGGAGCATCGCATGTGGGCAAAAGTATCCAGTGCGTTTGAAACTAAGCAGGGCAAGATCGGCGTCAAGGTCGAGGCGATATAATGTCTCTGACTGACGTTGAGCTTGAGATGCTCATTGCCGCGTTTAGGGGGGTTACCTTTAACGATGGCTTAAAGCCAAGCCCAGATTACATACGTCTGGAGCGTAAATTGAAATGGTGGCGCGACCACCCAGATTTGGAGTTTGTATAATGCAGCGTACTATTGATGAAATTTTAGACGAGGTATTTGCACTCGTATTTAAGGGAGACTGGTAATGGCAATTTTGGTAAATTTAAATAAAATTCGTCTACATGACGGATCATTAACACCTATTTTGGTAAATTTAGATAAGGTTTGCTTCATAAGGCCATATACAGTGCCAGACCAAGACCAAAATGCTGTAGAAGGAGCGGAACTTATATTCGATGCTTCACAACGAAAAGTTGGAAATAATCTAAGCGAAATAATAACTGTAGAAACTCAACGAGAAATTTATTTGTTGGCTTTATCATTCATTGAGCTTTGGGAGAAAACATCAGATGGCTATTAATTTAAAATCACTGTCGAAGCCTACGGGCCAGCGACCAATAATCGCTACAATATTTGGCGAGGGCGGGATGGGTAAGACAACCCTAGCCGCCATGTTCCCAAAGCCTGTGTTTATTCGTACTGAGGATGGCACAGCATCACTTACAGGTAATGACAATGTCAGCTTGTTTCCGTTGGCCACGTCCACTCAGGATGTTCTTGACGCCATTGAGACTCTTGGCACAGAGACGCATGAGTTTAAGACTTTGGTCATAGACAGCATCACACAACTCGCCACCTTGATTGAGGCTGAGATCGTCGCCGCTGACCCTAAAGCCAAGTCAATTAACCAAGCGGGTGGTGGATACGGAGCGGGGTATGGAGCTGCCAGTGAGCGACACCGCACGGTGCGTGAATATGCTGGTGGGCTGGCCTACGAGACTGGCATGAATGTAGTCTTCATTGGCCACGCCGACACTGAGACGTTGGACTTGCCAGACATGGACCCTTACGCAAGATACTGTGTTAGGATGCATAAGAAGTCGATCCCGCATTATACGGATAATGTTGACTTAGTTGGGTTGATCCGACTGAAGACATTTACGCGCGGAGATGGCGATAAGAAACGTGCAATTAGCACAGGTGAGCGTGAGATTCTGTGTTTCCCACAAGCATCATCAGTCACCAAAAATCGGTTTAACATTACTGAACCTCTGCCGTTTACGTTTGACGGCGGCAACCCTTTTCATGACTTTATAACAGAGTAGGAGAAACTCACATGGACTTAAATGGATTCAACGCGCTGGAGATTGAACCAGCAACATCATACGAACCGCTACCAGCGGATTGGTATAAGTGCGTCATCACTGACACTGAAGAAAAGCCAACCAAGGCTCAGACGGGGTCATACCTTCAGCTAACGATTGAAGTGATCGATGGACAACATGCGGGTCGCAAGGTGTTTGACCGCCTAAACCTAAAGAACCCCAACACGACTGCTGTTGAGATTGCCCAGCGCAGCCTGTCCAGTATTTGTCGTGCGATAGGCGTAAACAGCCCGAAGGACAGCGTTGATCTTCAGGACAAGCCTTTGATGGTGAAGTTGGCTGTGAAGCCAGCGGATGGTCAGTACAGCGCGTCTAACGATATCAAGGAGTATGCAGAGACTGGCGGTGCGCCTGCGTCACCAGCTCCTGCGGCTGCAACGGGTGGCACAGCTACGCCACCTTGGAAGAAGTAGAGTTCTATTGAAGGATGGGGTGGCAAGTCTGCCCCATTTTATGAATAGAAGGAGAGCCATATGAAACTTGATATATACTCTAACCCAAAAACGATTGAGGCGATTTACCAGCACTATAAGGTGCAGCGCAAAAACGAGCATCGGCCACACTTAGGTGGATCACAAATTGGGAACGAGTGCAGTCGAGCTTTGTGGTATCAATTTAGACATGCATGGAGGCCCAGCTTTGATGGCCGTATGCTTCGCCTGTTCGAGACGGGTGACCGCGAAGAGGATCGGATCGTGGCAAACCTACGGGCCGTTGGCGTTACTGTCTGGGAGCGTGACCCAGATACTGGCAAGCAGATCAGGTTCGAGGGATGCGGAGGCCATTTTGCATTGAGCCTCGACGGCGTTGGTCAGGGATTTGCCGAAAGCAAAAAGCCACACACGCTAGAATTTAAGACGATGAACGACAAGAACTTTAAGGCTCTCAAGAACTTGGGATGCCAGAAGAGCAAGCCAGTGTATTGGGCGCAGTGCCAAATCGGTATGTATCTGGGCGACATGGATCGGTGCTACTTCTTTGCCGTCAACAAGAACAACGATGAGATGTACGGTGAGCGGATCAAGTTAGACAAGCCAGAGGCCAAGGCACTGCTGGCCAAGGCAGAGCGCGTTGTGTTTGCCGCCACGCCACCATCCAAGCTGCACGAAGATCCAAGCAACTGGCAGTGCAAGTTCTGTAGCTACTGGGCTGTGTGTCACGGGTGCAAGATACCAGAGGTTTCGTGCCGAACTTGCAGCCATGTGACGCCAGAGCAGAACGGGACGTGGAGCTGCGCGAAGGGCAAGCCAGTCGAGACGTGCAACGAACACCTCTACATCCCACAGGTGATGCCGAAAGATTTAGTTGTGGTCGATGCTGGGGATGACTTTGTTGAGTACGAGGATCAAGATACTGGCGAGATCATAAGAAACGATAACAACAGCCAAGCTATTTATGATGGGAGGATACAGGAATGAAGCGCAAGAGATTAGAGAATGTCGTGAAGGTCATGTTGGAAATGACACCAAACAGAATCAGCACCGATAATATTTCGATGATTTTGGTAAATTTTATGATCCACAAAAATATGGTGAACCAGTGGCCAGTTGTTAAAGATATCGTCGATGACGTGTTTGTAGAATATCTTGTGAGGTCGTCATACCAATCGGATGCCGAATACAACGAGGCAATAGCGATTGAGGATGCCAACAATTTCTTGGAGAATATTCGCAATGACGTTTGATGCTGGAAAAATCTTGCATGTCAGATTAAATCGTTCAGAAATTTCGCAGGCAAAGCAGGCGGCAGCATTGCGGTGGCAGTTAGCCAGAGCTAGTGGAGTTGCCAACCAGCGCCGGGACATCAGATCAGACGCAGATATTGATCTGCTAGGTTTAAAAGCTGAGATAGCAGTCGCTAAAGCGTTTCACCTTCCATACCGGGCATCTGATCTTGGCATCGATAGCGGAGCCGATATGTGGTCGGACGATATAGGCATTGATGTGAAGGCCACGTTTTATCAGACAGGCAAGCTGCTGTTTAAGTCTATAGAGGCGTTTGTCGCTGATTACGCAATACTGGTTACTGCCTCTGATGATGAGGATGTGATGCGTGTTGTCGGTGGCATGGGCAGGGAGAGATTTGGGACTGATGCCATTGAAGCAGATTTAGGTAGAGGGCCATGCTGGGTCGCTCCTCAAGATATATTAACGCCGATTCAAGATGTGTGGCTTGTATTGTCGAACTGGAGATTATGCAGATGACGTTTGAACTTAGAGACTACCAGAAGGAAGCTGTCGATGGACTGTACAATTACTGGGCTGGCAAGGCTGGTGATAACCCACTGATCGTTGCGCCTACTGGATCTGGCAAGACGGCTATTATCGCGCAGATAATTAAAGACGCGATGGGATTTCCCGGCACACGGGTGCTGGTTGTTACGCATGTTAAAGAGCTGCTTGAGCAGGGCGCAGATGGCTTGCTTAAATTGTACCCAGATGCTGATTTCGGGATCTACAGCGCAGGCTTAAAGCAGAAGGTGTTAGACCGACCAGTTACGTTCGCAGGCATCCAGAGCATCTGGGAGAGGGCGTTTGACATAGTTCCCGCGCCTGATTTGGTACTGATTGATGAGGCGCACCTCCTACCCAAAAATACTGAGACTAGATACAATCGGTTTATTGCAGATCTGAAAACCTGCAACCCAGATGTGAAAGTGGTGGGACTGACGGCCACGCCATACAGGCTGGACACGGGCTACCTGCACAAAGGCAAGGGCGCGATCTTTGACGGGATTGCCTACGACATCCCAGTGGCCATGCTGATGGAGCAGGGCTACCTGTCGCCAGTCATATCAAAGGGCGGCATGAAGCAGATCGACCTGACAGGTGTTGGCAAGCGTGGCGGTGAGTTTATCGAATCAGAGCTGGCAACGGCTGCGTCTGATCCAGAGCTGGTTAAGTCTACTGTCGAGGAGATTGTGCGGCTAGGGGCTGACAGGAAGAGCTGGCTGGTGTTCAGCAGCGGAGTAAGCCACGCATACATGCTCAAAGATGAGTTTGAGGCGCACGACATCGATGTGGGAGTAGTTACAGGCTCAGACAGCAGCGCAGTTCGTGAGGAGACTATTGCAAACTTTAAGAGTGGAAAGCTGCGCTGCCTGATTAATGTGAACGTACTTACTACTGGCTTCGACCACCCAGAAGTAGATCTGGTGGCTTTGGTTAGAGCTACAGCATCTACTGGACTATATGTTCAGATGGTGGGGCGCTCCATGAGAGTGGCTGAAGGCAAAACAGATGCATTAATTTTGGACTACGGCCAAAATGTTTCACGGCATGGATTTATTGATAAGGTAAAGCCGAAGGACAAGTCTGCGGGTGCAGGAGAGGGCGAGGCTCCTGTCAGGCAGTGCGAGAAGTGCCAGACGATGTGCCACGCAGCCTGCCTGCAATGCCCAGAGTGCGGCCATCAGTTTCCACCGCCAGCACTTAACCACAACGCCAATAGCTATTCTGGGGCCATGCTATCGTCTCAGGTGGTGGCTGAGTGGTATGACGTGGACAGCGTGATGTACGGGCGGCACAAAAAAGAGGGCAAGCCTGATTCAATCAAGGTGACGTACTACGCTGGCCTGATGAGCGTGAGCGAGTGGCTATGCCCAGACCACGGTGGCTACGCGGCCAGTCGATACACAGCGCGGAAGGCAACACTAAAATCTGATGCAAGCACGACTGACGATGCACTCGACGAATGCCACTTCTGGGTTCAGCCCAGCAAGATAAAAGTTAAGCCGTCAGGACATGACCCACGATATCAAGAAATCGTGCAGTTTGATTATACGCAAGTGGAGAGAAATAATGAGACGAAGACGAAAAACTTCGGCGGTTACGCTGATCTCAGCCTCGAAGATATACCCTTCTGAGCATGACGAGCAGGTTGGTTTTATCAATTGGT